TCATTTGCAGCAGCAATGATTTGCTTTTTTAGGACTTCTGGATCAAATCCTGTTAGCTCTCCGGTGTCGTAATTGACCTCAATGTTGCATTGGAACGTATCGTTTAGGTAATCTGCATAGGATTGCATCACGTCCAAATCTGAATTTGTTTTTTCTGATTTGTCTTTTAGCGCCTCTAGCATGGAAACCGCACGGAAGCCATTAACCTGCATAGAATCAATTTCTTCTGCGGCGTTTTTATGTTCTTCCGTGAATGATGCAAGTGATTCGGAAGCATCATCTAATTTTTCTTGAAGTTGGGCA